CCAACGCCAAGCCCCCCAAGATTTCGTGAGTGCTGCAATGCCCCCCCCCACCCCGGACGATATCCCGATTAGCCTGCGCGACGTGGGCATGGGGTTCGCCATTGGTGCCTTCTCTTGGCTCGTCCGGTACTTCTGCTCGACCGAGAAGCAGACGCTAGGCTACATCGCCCGTCGCACCGCCACGGCTGGCCTGACCGCCATCCTCGTCGGCATGGCCACCAAGGGGTACTTCAACTCCGAGGGGATGGCCTTCGGTGCCGCCGGCGCGGCGGCTTACGCCAGCCCTGAATTGGTCGACTACGCCCTTTCTAGGCTTCGGAAGGGTAAGTAGTCGCCCTGACCCTGAAAAGCCCGCCACGGGGCGGCTAGGTGGCATTGACAGGGGGCTAAACGCATAATGGCTCCCCCCTCTGCCGAAAGGTACGGGGGAGTCGTCCTTTAGTACCCCTCGGCCCTCTCAACGATGGTTTCTCTCGGGGGGTCTTTAGGCCGTCTTTTTGGGGTAGGGGAGGACTGGGTACTTCAGCTTCTTCATCAGTTCCTTCTTCCGGGTCTTAGAACAGTTGAAGTAGATGTACCGATACTTCATGCTGCTGAAGTATTCCTCGACCATGTCTTCGCCGAACTGCTCGATGATCTCCTGCTTGGCCATGCGTTCCCGCCGGCGGTAGACCGTGCCGCCAGCGTTGTCGGAGGCGTTCTTCGGCCTAAAGTACTTCATCTTTGGGCTGACCCCCGTATAAATCCAGTTCGTGGCCTGATAGATATACCCCACATGACCCTGCTCGGAATCGGCAAAGGACACGATGATTTCAAAGGGGCATTGGCGAATCGCTTGGCCGACAAAGAAGCTTTCCGTGTTCTTGGGCATCGAGTCCTCGACCCATAGGCGATTGAACTCCACGACGTTCTTGCTCTCGTCGTCGCCGCAGATTCCGTTGCAAAGGGTGTAGGAAGACGGCTTGCCGAAGACGATCACTCCGACCAGCCGGCCTTGCTGGAAGAAATCGTCGTTGGTCTTCTCATCCGTGAACAGGCCGAACGCCGCCGAGCAGGAACATTCCCTATGCAGGTAATGATTCTTTACGATGGTATCCATCGCCAACCGATAATCGATGGGACGGACGTGCAGGGTGGACACGATGCTCATGCGTCGTATTTGGTGCCTTGGTAGTACAACGCCGCCCCTACCTTGCGGGGTTCGATGATTCCGTTCGTCACCATGGCCTTAATCAGGGCTTCCGCCTGGTCCCTCTGGAGTTTGTGATCCGCCACCAGTTCCTCCAGCAAAGCCCCCCGGCTCAAGCGGGGCTTGGACTCAAAGTGCCGATACTGCTGCCCGACCTTGAGCAGCTCGAAACCGCCGGCCAAGGGGGCGACCTCCCAGAAGACCCGGTCGTCGGCGTGTTTCAGTTTCAGGACAAGGGTGGGCTTGCCGTCGGGCGTCCGCATCCCGGCTTCCTTGCCGCGCTTGGACAGATTGAATGAGAACACAGGCAAGTCCTTCGACTCTCGGCGGATGTTCAGCACGGCGCGGACGTAGTTCACCAACTCCGCCCCGCCCGTACCGCTGTACATCATGTCCGAGAAGGTCTGGCCGTCCGTGACCTCCTTGGCCTTCGGCTTGCCTTCGTGGTGGATCAGGATGGCGATGCAGCCAGTCTCCTTGAGCATCGGCTCCAGCAGACCACGGCAGAAGTTCGTCACGTCGACGTTGTCGTTGATGTTGCCGCCGATGTAGGCCATCAGCGGGTCGAGTACAATGACGTCCAACTTATGCCGGACGATGATCTTACGGGCGAGCTGGATGATATCCTCGCCGCGCTTGGACGACTCGTTGAAGAAGTGCAGGTTCTGCCTGACCATCGCCTTCTCGTCGTTGTTAAGCCTCATGCCGGACATGACGCCTTGGAAAGACTGGGCCATGTCGCCGACGTCGCCCTCCGCCTGGAGGACGCCCATCTTCAGCGGGTGCTTCGCCGGGATGCCGAACAGTTCCCGTCCGCAAGCCCACGACATGGCCATCTGCATGGCGAAGGAAGACTTGCCGATGCCGGACTGCGCGGTGATCAGCAGCGAGCCGCCCTTCTGCAACCAGCGTCCGTGGCCGATGACCGTGTTCGGGTCGTTCAGTACGTCGTAGTTCTCAAGGACGTCGGTCGTGACCTCCTCGGGGAAGTCCTGACCCTCCCGCCACGCCATGAATTCGTCCCAGTCCAGCGAACCAATCTTGAACGCCACAATCTTCTGGTCGTTCTCGCCGCGCATGATGCCCCCCAGCCGGCTCCAGCGGGAAGGGTTCTTATTCTGCGGGTCGGGTTCGTGGTCCGAAAGGTAGTCATACACCGTATTACGGCGTTCCTCCCATTGCTCCTTGCTCTGGGCGTCGACACGCACCCAGGCGTGAACGGACTTGCCGCCCGAGTCGACGAGCAGGCTGATGGGCAGGTTGGACTGCTGGAAGATGGCGATCTGCTCGTCCTTGGCCTTCTTGTCGAACTCGACCAAGACGTGGCGGTAGGCCGACACCGAACCGTCGGTACCCGTGAAGTCGTCAGGCGTGAAGGGGTTGATACGAATCCAAGCCCCCGACTCCGTGCCGGCGAACTTCGCAGCCCCCACGGCTCCGGGGCCGAAGAACTTGGTGATCCATTCGGCGCGGGTCAAAAAGATGCCCTTCGACGCCGGGAACCACTTGCCGTCCTCGGTCTGGCCGGCCTCATTCGTGATGCAGATGACGTCCTCGTCCTTGAAGCAATTCAGCAGCACGTCGGCGGTCGTGAACGGCGTCTGCACGTCGACCAGCTCCGCCACCCGGTTAGGGTCGAAGACGAAGCGTCCGTTCGCGCCGACCCGGCGTTCGTTGTCCTTGCCCTTCGACAGCCAGCCCTTCTGGCGTTCGTGCGGCTTGACGTAGGCGTCGTTCAACTTGTGCCGCAGGTCTTTCTCCGACCAAGGGGGCGAGCAACGCGCGTTGAACTCCTGAAGCAATGACCAAGCGTCCGACCACGGTAGGTCGAAGCCGTTGGCCAGAATGCTGGCGGCGCGGTAGGTGGCGGGGTGTCCGCCTTGGCCGGCGACAGCGGCAGGCAGTTTGGCGAGATAGGCTCTCGCCCCGGAAATGCGATCTTCGGTGGTCATGGTGGCTCTTTGACTTGTGGATGCCTATTTCCGCTTACGCAATCTTTTAAGGAAGCTCGGCTTATATTCCTTCCAGATGTACTTCCTGGCCATGGTGACTTTGAATGACGGGTCACTATCACAGGTCAGCCCCATTACGTTATAGTCAATCCATTCCGCGCTGTCCTCCTCGGACTCATTCATGTACCTCATGTGTACCTGGACCAATCGGTAGTAAGAGTAAATCAGGAAGCCGTCCTTCGACGTACCAACGATGGCGTCGTCGAACCATTCGGCCGGCTCGATGCGGATGGCCTTATCGTGATACTTTGCCATCAATAAAATTGATGCGTTCCCCAATCCAGCGCATGACAGGAACTGCCATGCTATTGCCGCAGGCGTGGTAACGAGGATGGTCCGAACACTCTTCCTCCGGCTTACCTTTGTACGGGATGCGGCTCCAGTTGTCGGGAAAGCCCATCAGGCGTTCGACCTCGACGACACTCAAGCGTCTAACCGTCGACGGGGGGATGGCCACATGGGCGTTCTGATCACCGCTGTCCGTAGACACCGTCGGGAAAAAGTCGTAGGACGGGTTCGCTCCGCCTTGCCGGCGAAGATTACCAGGCTGAAAAGCGATGGCGTGGGTGGATCGGATATCCCCGGTCAAATCGAAGGTGTTAAGGCAATTGGCAAAGTCGGCCTTCACCCATGTCTCGTAGTCTTCCTTACTCTGTGCGCGGCGGCTTTTGCGGTAAGGAATCATTCCCCCTTCGCCACGTTCTGTAAGGCCGTCATTAGTGGAAGCGGCAGGCTCTTCCCCCTCCTCGTTGCCCTTTCGATTATTCCCCTGCAACATTCCGCGCTCAAACAATACCGCAGCAGGTGGTCGCCAGTCTCCAAGATATCCGACAAGGAACACTCTTTTGCGTCGCTGGGGAAGTCCGAAGCCGTTGCAGTCGAGCTGCCTCCAGGCACAACTATACCCGAGGTCAACCAGCGACCTTTGGAAGGCGGCGAAATCGAGTCCTCCACCGCTGGATAAAACGCCCGGGACGTTTTCCCAGACAATCCAGCGCGGTCGAAGTCGTCCAGCCAGCTCGGCAAAGGCAAGGGCGAGTTGACCACGGACATCATCCATGCCTCCTCGCTTGCCTCCGATTGAGAAGGACTGGCAGGGAGTGCCGCCGCAGAGGAGGTCCACATCTCCAATTGATAGGGGCCACTCGGCGTGTTTGGTGAGGTCTCCATAATTAGGTACGTTGGGGAATCGGTGTTTGAGGATGGCTGATGGGAAAGGTTCGATTTCGGAGAAGCCCACGGGTGTCCAGCCCATGTGGTGCCAGGCGACGCTGGCTGCTTCCATTCCAGAACATACGGAAAGGTAGCGAATTTTGTTTGGTGTTTCGCTCATGGGTGGCTGTTTATATTTGTACTGATTACTGTGGTTTTCAGAAATAAACAAGTACTGATCTTGGCTTGTGGAAATAGTGAAGACTTTGTCTTCGTAAATAAGAGGGCCGGTTCCGCCCCCTTTCACGCCTGGACGGATTGGTCCGCCCTTTGTACCAGAGCAGTTGCCTCCCCCCCGTACCTTGAAGCAAATGGGTTTCATTTCCCATAGAAATACTTCATCTGGATACGGCGTCCATCAAAAAATCGCAACTTCACCTTCTTCATTTTGCCGGTTTTACTCATATGAATCAACCAGACCCGCGCAGTCGAAAGGTGTACGTCCCATTCCTTCGACCAATCTCCCATTGATTTGTAGCCCTTCGGGACAGGCTCGGCAGCTCTAGACTTGATGGCCCATAACTCTTTCAAGACCTCTTTTGAATTCATACGGGTAAAATCCATTCATCTTGGCCGTGCGGCTGCTCATGCACCCACGGTATGAGTTTCTCGTCGGTATAGTAGCCGAAGACCATGCCCTGCGAGTATTGGCGTAATCCATAGCCCCCCGGCGGGTAAGGGTGCCGACGCTGATACCCGTCGGAGTATCGTCCCGTCGACCCGTCATGCGACCGACCTTATGGGTATGGGCGAAGATCACATTCCCGTACATCTCGGCCATGTCCCGTGGAGCGTTCTCGCCGTAAACGGTTCCGTGCGTAAATTTGTAGTTGGCCAACTGGAACGCCTGCCAGATGCCGGTGTACTCGATGAACAGGGCTTTACGCTTACGGCAATGCTCGGTGATATCGTTGATCAGGCGAAGGGCGTAGCCGGAATAGACTTCGTCGTCCGAGGCCGCTTCGCGCCACAGGCGGACTTCATGGTTGCCAGCCAAAACGACGTTCGGGCGGAGCTGGTCTAGAAATTTCAGACCCCCGCCGATATCGGGTTCGACGGCGTCGCCCTTGCCCCGCGCCGACGACATGAAGGGGGTCATGTCCACGAAGTCGCCTAGG